CGTCTCAATTTGTTTAAATTGATTAGCCTCATTATTATTCTTAAAAAGATTTTTGAACTCTTGGTACTCTTTATCTGTCTCAAAAGACTTCGCAAGAGAAAACATAGCAGTTTGGTTAGCTGGAACACTAACGACTGATACTTCAAAAAGTTCGGCGTCTTTTATCTCTAATCCGTCAGTTTTTTCGTTATATACGGCATCCTTGACTCTAAAACCAACGGAAAAGGCTCCAAGAACGCCATCTTTAATTAGATCTTTAATATCGCCTGCAGACTTAGAGATTTTTGCTCCAAGCTCCAGACCACTCTCGCCTACTTGCATAGAAGTAGCACGACCAATAGGTTTATCATAGTTATGATTAAACAAAATAATTGGGTTTTTCTCGAAATTATTCAGTCCACCCGATTTTGTCCATGCATCATGGTTAATAACATCACCTACTCGATCGATAGAGTTTGTGCTTGCTAGTCCTCTAATGTTAACGCCACCGTCATCATCTTCTCCTAGCGTTTTGAACGTATTAGTCCAATGAAATATTTTTTCTTTCATAACAATTCCTATAGAATCTTAGCTTTGGCTTTTTTAGCCGCTGCTGGCTTTGCTTTGGCTTTTTTAGGAGCCGCTGCTTTAGGTGCAGGAGTTGCTACTACTTTATTAGCTTTTGCCCATTGCTCTGGATAATTAGCTTCAATCATAGAATGCATACGAGCCCAAGATCCAAAAGGCCTTTTTGCAACCATAAATCTCATAGGTGCGTCTGCTGCTGCTTTGTATTCTGCGGGGGACATCATTTGCCCCTTGTCAGCAAAATAATTTGCTAATTGTTCAAGTACTGCTTTTCTATTCGCCATTATTTTCTTCCTCTGTTTGGGGTGGTCTCCCACCTTCTTCGGGGTTTGCTGCACTACCCGCTACATTAGCTGGAACTCTTATATCATCATTGCCTTCAATAGGCTCTAAGTTTAAAGACTCCCTAGCTTCATTTGGTGTCATTATGCCTGAATTAACTAATGTTTGATAGTATGATGCTTGATCTCTTAACTCTGGTTGTAGAGCAGGAATATCAGTAACATCTGGTATTAGTTTAAATCCGAAATATCTTTCGAAGGCATAACCTACTTTTTTAACTATTGGAAGTACTGTTTCCAAATAGTAAAGTCGATGGTTAGGTCTAATGTTTGCATTATTCCCTCCATCAAGAAGTATAGGTGGTACACCCATTGCTTCTAAAATTATTTTTTCATTTGCTATGATTGAAGATTGGAAGTCTAACTCTTTGAAGTTAATTTTTGTTAAAGCATCAACCTCTAATCCACCATCTAGTATAAGAGGCCTTTTGCCTCCATTTTTAGGATTGTATCTAGTCTGCCAAGCCTGCAGCATTCTTTCTTTAATTTTTTCAGAAAGAGTATTTGGGCTTTTAAGCACTAATCCTGGAACAGCTCCATTTTTAAAGAAGTTATCTTGAAACTTCCTCATACTGTCTAATAAGTACATTGTTCTGTAAGCTGGTTTTAATCTTGGAACGCCCCTATAGATTGAATTAAATGAGTTTTCTTTAATATGTATTATTTCTCTAGGGGCGTAATCTATTTGTCCATCATACTCGAATTTTTCTATATAAGTAGCTGTGTCACTATGGATAGTTACATTATTTGCTGGCAGTTGATAAAGGTGGGCTCCATCATAATATACAAAGATATTTCCATCTATCAGTAAATCAATAATTAAATTTCTTTTAAAGTTACTAACATCTTGAAAAGGGTTAGGTTCTTTATTTAGTATTAAATCTACACGGCTTCTTCTTACCGCATCTTTGATAGGTGTTAGGCCCCTTACTCTTTCTCCAACTTGAAATGATATTTCTGAAACATCATCTACTATCATATTAACAGCACGGTTAACTACCTCTAATTCTTCGTAAGCTGATCGATAATTATCTTTCTTCTCACGAGTGTCTAGCGTTAGTCCTTCTTCTAGTGCTATAAACGACTGCGCAGGATTTAACTTCTCCTCCGTGTCTATAGTTCTACCTAAAAGTCTGTCATACCATGCCATTTTTTATCCTCTGTTTATCTACCCATCGCTTTTGTTTTGCGGCAGTTGCGAGCTTTGGTCGTTTGCCGTAAATACTGTGTAGCCGCATATGATGGGATTTGCATAGTGTAGCAGCTTCATGATAAATTTCATTTATGTGTTCTGCAATAAAAGTTTCCCGAACATTCATTATTTCGTCGGCTGAATTTATTGTTATTTTATGTGCTTTTAACCAAGTTTCTAATAACTCAGTCATTCCAAAGAAGTGGTGAAACTCCAGTCTCTCTGTATCCCCACAGATGTAGCATTCAGTCTCTTTTTTATAACCTGATTTCGCTTTGTCTCTGACGTACTTGACTAAATCTCTTTTTAAATTCATAATTTCCTATTTATTAAAAATTATACCAAAAATTTACCTTGTTGTCAAGAATAATTTTTTGGTAGGTCTAAACCTTAAAAAGTACTCGCAGTTGTCTCAAAAGTATACAGCGCATATCTAAGCGCATCTGCCATGTGACTTGCCATATTATGTTTGGGGCGCTCTTTCATTAAGTTTGGATTGTTGTCCCATTGATACTGGTCAACTGCTTCGAGAGTATGTCTGCATTTTTGGTCTACTAGTAGTAAATCGTTATCTATAATTCCTGCTACCTGCCCTATGCCATCTAGCACAGATTTTTTAGCATTTATAGTTGAAATATCATAATTTTGTGCAAAGTCATAGCGAGTTTGTTGTGCCGCTGAATCTATATAAATCCAATCAATATCATATTTAGTGATTCTTTTTCTTATTTCAGCAGCATGCTGTTCAGTAGTTTTTTCAGCATCTAAGTATTCATCTAGAAGATAGAATTTTTGTTCGTCCCAATGATATCCTATTACACATAAAGCTGTTGGGTCTTTGTATCCTACATCAAGACCCGCAAATACATCCATTTTACTAGTATCTAACTGGGAAAGGTCTTGAACACAGGTTTCAAAATTAAAGTTCCAAATCTGACCTTCGTAAGTATTAAAGTCAGCAAGATATTCTTGAGCAAACTCTGCTGAAGACATTGCTTTCTTAGCTTCTGCTATATCTTCTTCTGATACTCTTGGATTCTCATGGTATGTAGCTCTAATTGCACACCAATCTTGAAACTCATCGCTATACCCTCTATGATAAAAGTCTGCAAACCAGTTATTCCTACCTCGAGGAGTAGAAATAAATACTGCTTTACTTAGTTCTTTATCTAGGGTGGGACGTAAGGCTACATTGAAAGCGTCTTTACCATCTGCCAATGCAGCCTCATCGAATATAATCAAGTCGTATGATCTACCAACGGTAGAATCTACTTGATTAACAGACCCCATTCTAATTGTAGAACCATTAGATAGTTCTATTACTTTATCTTTTGCATTATCTCTTACAACCTCTAGATCAAAGTGTTTAATTAGTTGTCTTTGTAAATCAAATGATATCTGAGATAAAGCATAGTTTGGTGACATTATTAAAATGTGAGAGTTTGGCACGAGTGAAACTAGCTGTCCGATGACATTAGTTATATAAGTTTTTCCCTGCCGTCTAGAAAGAGCGGCACATACAAATCTATACTTTGGGTTGTTAATAGCATTGATTAATGCTACCTGAGCTGAGTTTGGTGTAGTACCTAAAAGGTTTAAGTATTCAGATATAGGCAACTTGATGAAGCGTGAAGCTGCATCAAAATCCATTATACTATCTCGTAGTATGTCTTTCCTACTTATATCTAACATTAGTGTATTGTTATATTTTTATTTAAGTTATTTGATAAAATTGATTCAGGAATTACTCCTTCCTCATTACATACAGTCAGCATATACAAGTACCCAAGACATATCTCTCTAAGTACTGAATCATTCTGACTAATTTCTCCCACTTGATGCTGTTTACTATTTATTTTACTTAAAGTAGTAATACATAAAGCAGCAAGCTCATCAAGCCATACACCATTCTCTCTATTTGGTTCCATTAGTTCTCTGTAACTACAGGTGCGCCTTTAACTTCGGCGTGTGCTGCAAAAATTTGATCATCAGGATTTTTTCTAATTATAGATACTTCTCCAGCTGCTAGTGTAAATGTTGCTAATGTTGTGTCAGCAGAATTAGCAACAGTAACTAACCTATTGGTAGAACCGTCGTTTACTAGTCTGACGTCCATAGCATTTAGAAAAGTTGAGGCTGCCCCCACACTTGTTCCACAAGCTGCTTCAGATCCTAAAAATTTTAGTGACATTATTATCTCCTACGTAATTTTTTACGTCTTTGTAAGGACTTGCAGAAGCAGGCTCACAAAAAGCTATTGCTACTATTAGTAGTGCTAAAGCTAAGTACCTTACCATTTTACTTTATTCGCCCAATATGCGGCTGACATTTTGCCTTTCGCAATATTTTTAGCGTGTCTTGCTTTAAAACTTCTGCGTTTCATCTTCATTCTTCGAGACTCTCCAGCTTTAGGTTTACCTGCTGTTTTGGCTCCTTTCTGTCCGAAACGAATTGTTTTAATTCTGCTACCAACTTTTGCCACAACTATGTGTGACTTAGTTTTATGATTAGGAGTGCGTTTAGGTTTATTATATCCAGATACTCCAGCTCTTTTAATTCTGGAGTCTTTCTTTCTCCTACCGCCTCCGCGCTTTTTTCTTACCATTTTTCATTCCTTTTTTCTTGCCTTTGCCTTTCTTTTGTTTTGCAAGAATTGCTTTTTGTAATGCTTTTGGTAATTTTTTCTGTTTTGCTGTCAAAGCCATGTTATCTTCTCCTGCGACGAACTGTTCTTTTTCGTCTGCCCCGCCTGGCGATAGTCTTCACGTTAGTTGGTTTTCCGCCTACGCCCTGCTTTTTAGATCTTTTTCTTCGAATAGCTGATTTTAT